CACGCGCCCACCCTTCGCGCATCAGAAGCAAACCGCAGCATTTCTCACTCTCAATCGCAGAGCCTTTTGTTTTAACGAGCAAGGTACTGCCAAGACCGCATCCGCTATATGGGCAGCGGACTACCTGATGAACATAGGGCGCATTAAGCGCGTACTGGTGATCTGCCCTGTGTCGGTCATGCAAGCCACATGGGTAAGTGATTTGTTCTTATGCGTCATGCACCGCACCGTGTCTATTGCGCACGGTAGTAGCGACAAGCGCAAAAAGATTCTTAAAGCCAACACGGAGTTCGTCATCATCAACTTTGATGGTGTTGCAGTCATACAGAAAGAACTGATGGCATGTGACTTCGACCTTATCATCATTGATGAAGCCAACGCTGTGAAGACTGCTACGACTGAACGATGGAAGCAAATCAATAAACTAATTCGACCCGACACTTGGGTATGGATGATGACGGGCACACCTGCCTCACAGTCGCCGCTTGATGCGTTTGGTTTAGTCAAGATGATGCACCCAAGCACCGCGCCTAGATCGTTTGGTATGTTCCGTGATTCTGTAATGTCTAAGATTACAAACTTCAAATGGATACCCAAGCCTACCGCAATCACTACGGTCAACAATTTGTTGCAACCCGCAATACGATTTACTAAAGAGCAGTGCCTAGACCTACCCGACATTATTTACACGACTCGCGAAGTGCCGTTGACCCGCCAACAGAAAAAAATGTATGACGATTTGCGCAAGAACCTAGCCGTGCTTGCAGCGGGTGAAATTATCTCTGCGGTCAATGCAGCCGCAGGGCTTAACAAGCTGTTGCAGATCAGTTGTGGCGCGGTGTACACCGATGACCATCAGACGGTAGAACTCGACATACGCCCGCGCTACGATGTGTTGCGCGAAGTAATTGATGACACGCCCCACAAGGTGTTGGTCTTTGTGCCCTACACGCACACCATAGAGCTACTGCTAGAGAAGTTGGCGGCTGACGGGTATACGGTTGATACCATACATGGGGGCATCACCCCAACGAAACGCGCAGTGGTTATTAAAACGTTTCAAGAGCAAGCGAACCCCAAGGTGCTAGTCATCCAACCACAAGCAGCCTCCCACGGGATTACCCTACATGCGGCAAACACTATTGTGTGGTGGGGTCCAATCATGTCGTATGAAACCTACGCACAAGCCAATGCGCGTATCCACCGCGCAGGGCAAAAGAACAAGTGCTTGGTCGTAAAACTACAGGGTAGTCCCGTAGAAGTGCAGCGTTACAAGGCACTTGATAATTGTGAAGATACTAATGTAAGCTTACTAGCCCTATACGAGGAGATTATCAATAGCTAACACTTGACAATGTAAATATAAACAATTACTATAGCTACTCACTGGAGAATCACATGGACATAACCGCAGACAAAATGGTTAAAGCATATATAAAAATGCGTGACCACAGATCAGCACTAAAGGCGCAGTATGAAGATGAAGATGCTAACGTCAAAGATCAGATGGCGTTTATTGAGACCGAGTTACTAGAGTTGTGCAAGACCGTTGGCACAGACGGACTAAAGACACAGTTTGGCACGGTATCACGTTCAGTCAAAACCCGCTATGACGCAACAGATTGGGAAGCGATGCACAAGTTTATCCTTGCGCAAAGCGCACCTGACTTGCTTGAGCGGCGTGTCGCACAACGTGCAATGAAAGAGTTTATTGAAAACAACCCTGAGCTTATGCCGCCCGGTTTGAATGTCACAAGCCAGTACGCCATAACCATCACACGGAGTCGCAAGTGATGCTAGAACGCCCTATGACGACCACGCAGGTCGCACACGCAATGAACATAAGCAAGACCACTGTTGCAAACCTAGCAAAGAAAGCCGTAAACCCACTACCGTCAATTCGCATTGGCAAGCATTACCGTTTCTTTTTAAGTGACGTACGAAAGTATTTTGGCATTCCCGCCGACAAACTTGTAGAATCTATTCCCCAACCAACAGGAGTTACACATGAGTGATCTCAGTCTTTTTAATCCGGCGAAGCTACCCGCATACCTGAAAGGTATTACGATGGATGAAACCACCCGCAATTTGATGGGTGGTGGCGGCTCAATACCCCGCATTTCTATTCGTGGCGGCGTGTTTCGTAAGATTGTGAACGGCGAAGAAGTCATGCAGAACGACGACCGCGCTATGAACATTATCATTGTTAAGAGCGCCTCAAACGTACACCGCACGTTCTACGCAGGTACGTACAAAGAAGGTGAGAACGCTGCACCTGATTGTTGGTCATCAAACAACGAAACACCTGATGTTATTGTGCGCAATCCGCAAAGCCCGAAGTGCGCCACATGCCCACAGAACATCAAAGGTTCAGGTCAGGGCGATAGCCGTGCATGCCGCTTTACCCGCCGCCTAGCCGTTGTACTTGATAACGACATTGCAGGTGATGTGTTGCAACTCGCACTACCCGCGCAATCTATTTTTGGTAAGGGCGAGAAAGGCAAGTTACCGCTTGAGGCATACGTTAAGTTTCTCGCAGGGCATAACCTGCCCGTCACGGCTGTAGTGACTGAGATGCGTTTTGACACCAACTCAGCAACACCTAAGCTGACGTTCAAACCGGTGCGCCCACTTGAGCAAGACGAGTACACCGCTGTAACCGAACGTGCGGATACCACCGAGGCGTTAGCCGCGATCACCATGTCGTTTACTCCAAAATTGGATAAGCAAAGCTCCGGAGACGCAGAGTCAGATAGCGTAGCTGCTGTGGCTGCTGCCAAGCACGCCAAAGTAGATGCGCCTGAAGAGGACGCAGCGCCCGAAGCTGCTGCACCTAAGGTACGTGGCAAGACCAAGGCTGTTGACGTTAAGTCCGTGCTAGACAACTGGGCTGACGACGACGAGTAAGCACTGCGGGGTCACTGCGAAAGCAGTGACCCCATGTTTAACCTTGGAGATATACATGAGTGGCTATTCAATCACGCTAGCAAAACGTATTAAAGAAGCAAAGAAAACTGTCGGCGGTGCATTGGGCATGCTAGCAGTACAGAAAGATATAAGCGTCACAGCGGTTGCAGCCGCACTAGGTGTGTCACGCACGTGCGTATACGATTGGTTTACAGGGCAGTATGCACCCGCCCCCGATAAGCTAAAGCGATTGCAAAAATTGCTAGACAAATAGCCCCTCGCGGGTCTGTCATCGTATAAGAAGAAGCACTATATGACACCTACAGAATTTCTGCGCCTTGTGCTTCCTGAATCGGGAACATACTGTCTCGCAGCCATAGCAAACAAGAAGGTTGAGCAACTATTTCTACCGGCTATTGCAGATTTTGAACCCGCGAGTGGCGCACTAGATGCACCAGTCAATCAGTATTTTGCATGCGCGTCTTATCTTGATGGGTCATCGCGCAAACAATCAAATGTTGCGTGGCTTAAATCGTTTTGGTTAGATGTTGACAGCAACAAGCCTGACGGTAGCGGATACCCCACGCAAGAAGATGCAGCTAGCGCTATCGTGGCGTTCATCAAGGCTACGGGATTACCCCGTCCGGTCGTTGTAAACTCAGGCAACGGCTTTCACTTATATTGGCCTCTAGAGCAAGAGATTAGCCCTGACGTGTGGCTACCGATAGCCACGCGCTTTAAGGCAGTGTGCGACGAGCAGGGGCTTCGCGTAGACCAAACATGCACAGCGGACTCTGCACGCATACTGCGTATTCCGGGCACATACAACTACCGTGACCCAAGCAACCCCAAACCCGTTGAGATACTGAAGTCACGCAAGACCCCCATCAAGCTCGTAGCGTTTGCAGAGAAGTTGGGTACGGGTGAGGCGCAAGCCCCTGATAACGTGTTGCCGTTTGCTGTGCCTAAGCACATCAAGTACAAGATGGATGACACCACCAAGACGTTTTTGCAAAACCACGTTACGCGGTTTAAGAACATCATGGTACGTACTGAGACATGCTTGCAGCTAAAGCACATCTGCGAAAACCAAGCCACAATCAGTGAACCGTTGTGGCGTGCAGGATTGTCTATTGCACAGGTCTGTATCGACCGTGACGAGGCTATCCATGCAATGTCCAACAAACACCCCAACTACTCCCACGCAGCGACAGACGCTAAAGCAAGCAAGACTGAGGGACCCCAATTCTGCAAGACCTTTGAAGGATTAAACCCTGATGGTTGCAAAGCGTGTCCGCTTAAAGGTAAGATCACAACCCCCGTAGTGCTTGGGCGCGAGATACAACGCGCAACAGACGCAGACAACGTTGTTACAGTTGCCGACCCACTGACTAAGCAAGCCGTGCAAGAGGTTATTGAGCCGTTTCCGTTTCCGTTCTTTCGCGGTAAAGCAGGTGGAGTGTATGCGGAAATGGGTGAGGGTGAGCAGCGCACTGAAACGTGCGTGTATGAACATGATTTTTACGTAGTTAAACGTATGCAAGACCCTATGTTGGGGGAATCCATACTAGTACGTTTGAAATTGCCCCACGATGGTATTCGTGAATTTAGTCTACCGCTCCCCGTAGTGGTGGCTAAAGATAAATTTCGTGACGCTATTGCGGAGCATGGTGTTATGGCTAGTGGTAAAAACTTTGATGCACTTATGACTTATATCCAAAAATCTACTAAGAGGCTACAAATGCGTGAACGCACTGAAAACATGAGAACCCAAATGGGTTGGACAAGCGAGGGTACATTTCTAATTGGTGATCGGGAGATCATCCCGACAGCCCCCCCGACAACTGAGATAAGCAGGTATAGCCCCCCGTCTACGGCTACGCTACGCGTGACGAGCATGCTGCAAAAGAAAGGCACGATGGATGAGTGGCGCAAGGTCGTAAACTTCTACGACACCCCCGGACTTGAACCGTTTGCCTTTGCTGTGTTTCTGAGCTTTGGTGCGCCGCTTATGTACCTCACGCAGTACCGTGGGGGCATCTACAACCTTATGAGTAACCAATCAGGTATTGGCAAGTCCACCGCGCTCATGGTAGCCAACAGTGTCTGGGGTCATCCGGTTGATCTGTTGTTGCAGAAGGACGACACCTACAACGCCCGCATACACCGCATGGGCGTACTGCAACATTTGCCCATTACCATTGACGAAATCACCAACATGTCCCCGATTGAAATGTCAAACATGGTGTATGCCGCAACCGCTGCACGAGGCAAGAACCGCTTGCAAGCCAGTACGAACGCAGAGCGTGTGAACAACACCACGTGGCAAGCACCGACCATCACATCATCAAACAGCAGCGTGATTGATAAGCTCTCTGCTGAAAAAGATTTCCCTGAGGGTGAGTTGATGCGTGTGATGGAGGTGGCGGTACAGCGCACGATGCAGTTTACTAAGGTACATACCGATGCGTTGTTTGCTAAGTTGCACGACAACCACGGGCTGGCAGGGGAGTTACTGATGACCTACGTGGTTAACAATCCTGATAACGCAAAGGCGATACTAAGCACCATACAGGCGCAGACTGATCTCAATGCAAACCTGACCCAACGTGAACGTATCTGGTCAAACATGGCAGCTATTGCGCTTGCAGGGGGCACGATTGCAGCAACGTTAGGACTGCACAACATTGATGTTGCGCGAGTTGGGCGTTGGGCATCCGCACACTTGGCGACCGCTGCCGAGGCTACACGTGGCTCAGTAGACGGGTCAGATAGCTTGGCGGCGTACATCAACCAGAACATCAACAACGTTCTTATCATTGACGACAGCGATACAACCTACAAACCCATCGCGCTACGTGAGCCACGAGGCGAGTTGCTGATCCGCTACGAGCCAAATACCAAGACCATCTTCCTAGCATCGCAGCCGTTCAAGGCGTGGTGCGTGAAACGTCAGGTAGGTTACAACGAGTTGATCGGTGGGTTGCAAGCTAGTGGGTTAGATATTAAGCTCGCCAAGAAACGCATGGCAAAGGGCACACTGCTCAGTACCCCACCTGCGAACGTGCTTGCCATCCATGACCCGCAGAGCCGTGTGTTTGATATGGACACCATAGCGGATGAGTCAAAACCCCAAGCCTAAACTTCCTACGGTGTGCATCGTTGATGCAGAGGGTGTTACCTATTCGTTTGATTGGGCAACATTCTCAGTGGGGGCTAGTGTGTTCATACCTTGCGTGGCAACTAACCGTATTACAGAGATGTTGGTAGGTAGCGCACGCAAGCACCGCATCAAGCTGCACATCGCAGTGGGCGAACGCAACGGGCTTTGGGGGGTTGGTATATGGCGCATGCGCTGATATAATTGAGCAATCAGCACGTCCATGCTGATACTCCTTGGTTGTGTTTACCCCGGTCTTGCACCGGGGGTTTTTTATTTAGGACCCGCGTTTCGTATCGCAGAGCGCATCGTCCGCATATCACTCAACATTATCTTTTCAATCTTGTTGATCTCATCAATGTTCTTGCGCTTTTCGGCAGAGGTCATGGCTGATGCAGGCATGTGGGTAAACATTTCTTTTGTTGCGCGTAGCTCAGATAGCACTTTGAGCTTCTGATTCACGTAGGGTGCTGCGGCAAGCAGGTGGTAGTTCTTTTGCACAAACTCAGCGTACTTGACTGGGTTTTCTTTTTCAAGCATGTTCTTTGCTGCTACGGCTTCCGTGATCTTTTGACGGAAATCATAGAACTCATCTTTGACACGCGACCCTGCGGGGTTGACCAACGCAATACTCATAAAGGGTATCTGCGCAAGTGAGCGATCAGGTCGTGCAGGGTTCATCATCGCGTCCGTCATGAGCAGACCAGACGCACCCATCAGCCCAAACGTGCCACGTATCCAGTTATCGACCTTGATGGGTGATACGTCCGCAGCTTTACCAATTACCTTGCCAAGCTCTGATGTGTTGGATGTGTATTGCAGGGCAGGAGGACGCTCTTGCATGGCTTTGGGCACAAGTTCCCGATGCGTAAAGAACGAGTAGTTAGCTGTGTTCTCGATAGCTGACTTCAGCACGGGTGGGATTGGCACGTTGCCGTAGGTCTTCAACGCATCACCGAGCGTGTCCATTACGGCACGCCCC